AAAGCAATTTAGCAGTTGTGTTCTTATTAGTAGTGATGATACTCTTGATTCAATTTTTGCTGCTGGTGAAATGATGGCAAAGTATGCCAGTAAACGTGCTGGCATAGGTTTAGAGATTGGCCGTATTCGTCCATTAGGTGCACCTATTCGTAATGGTGAAATCAAACACACAGGTATGATACCTTTCTTAAAGAAATGGTTTGGTGACTTGCGTAGTTGCAGTCAAGGTGGTGTAAGGAATGCAAGTTGCACAGTTACATTCCCTGTTTGGCATTATCAATTTGAAGATTTGATTGTATTGAAAAACAATCAAGGCACAGAAGAAACACGTGTACGTCAAATGGATTATAGTGTGGTAATCAATAGAATGTTTTGGAATCGTTTCAAAAACAATGAAAACATTACATTGTTTGATCCACATGAAGTACCTGATTTATACGAAGCGTTCTATAGAGATACAGAAGAATTTGAACGCCTTTACACTCTATACGAAAATAAAAAGAGTCTTAAAAAGAAAGTATTACCTGCCGTAGAAATTATTAAGAATGGTATATTAAAAGAAAGAACAGATACAGGTCGTATCTATATGGTATTCATTGATAACGTTATCAATCAAGGACCATTCGATACAAAACTTGACCCTATCTATCAAAGTAATCTATGTCAAGAAATATTATTACCAACAAGACCTTTTCAACGTATTGAAGATACAAATGGTCGAATAGCATTATGTACATTAGGTAGTATAAATTGGGGTGCTTTTAAAACACCACAAGAAATGCGTAAAGCTTGTAGAGTATTAGTGCGTAGTTTAAGTAATCTATTAGGTTATCAAGATTTCTTAAGCGTACAAAGTAAACTAGCAAATGAAGATTTTGAACCATTGGGTGTTGGTATAACTAACTTAGCGTATTGGCACGCCAAACGTAATTTAAAATATGGTAACGATGACAGTCTAGAAGAAGTAAAACGTTGGATGGAACATCAAGCATATTATCTAACAGAAATGAGTATTGAGTTAGCACAAGAGCGTGGACCATGCAAATTAAGTCATCAAACATATTATGGTAAAGGTATTTTCCCATGGGAGCGTAGAGCAGAAGGTGTCAATGAATTGACAGATTTTAGCCCTAGTTTGGACTGGGAAATATTGCGTGAAAAACTATTGAAATATGGCATAAGAAATGCTACACTAATGGCAGTTGCACCAGTTGAAAGTTCTAGTGTTGTGCTTAATAGTACTAATGGTATTGAAATGCCAATGGAACTAATTAGTGTTAAAGAAAGTAAAGCTGGTAGTTTCGTGCAAGTTGTTCCAGAATATAAGCGATTAAAAAATCGCTATCAGTTAATGTGGGATCAACGTGATTGTGTGGACTATTTAAAAACAGCAGCAGTACTTGCAGTTTATATTGATCAAAGTCTAAGCACAAATACTTTTTATAATCCTGCATATTTTAATGGTAAAGTACCTGGAACATTGATTGCTAAGAATCTTATGTTAGCATACAAATGGGGTATTAAAACAGTATATTATAGTCTCATTAATAAAGTTGGAGCAAAAGCTGGTTTGAGTGAAGAACAAAATAATGTCGTATACTTTAATGCAGCAAAAGAATCTGACGATGATGAATACTGTGAGGCTTGTACTTTGTAGTTAGGAGAACTATCATGCTTATTGATGACTGGGACCAAGGTATGTCCATAGATGCTAAAATTGAATATTTGCTAAAATACTATGCAATAACTTTACCAGTCAAAATAACAGAACATAATAAAGAAATGATTTTAGAAATGTTGAATAGGCATGATGTGAACAAAGTTTCTGTTGATGACGGCGAAATAAATATAGAGCACTACGGTGACTAACACAGAGAGAATAGAATATGAGTAAAGAACAATACGATTTAACAAAACAAACAAATTATTTAAAAAGAAGAATGTTTTTAGATCCAGAGGGTCCGGTAACAGTACAAAGATTTGAAGAAGTTAAATATCCAAAAGTTGCAAGATATGAGGAAACTGCACGTGGGTTCTTTTGGGTACCAGAAGAAATTAGTTTAACCAAAGATAAAATTGATCATAAAGAATCAAGCGACGCAGTAAAACATATCTTTACTAGCAATTTGTTACGTCAAACAGCATTAGATAGTATTCAAGGTCGTGCACCTAGCCAAGTGTTTAGTCCTGTTATTAGTATTCCTGAATTAGAGGCATTAGTTAATAACTGGAGCTTCTTTGAAACTAATATACATAGTAAAAGTTATAGTCATATTATTCGTAATGTATATGGAGTTCCAAAAGAAGAATTCAATAAAATACATGAAACAAAAGAAATTATAGACATGGCTGCAAATGTAGGTCGTTACTACGAAAAACTACATCAAATGAATTGCTCAAAAGAAGCAGGATTTGATGTAGATGAATCTGAGCACATAAAAGCAATTTGGTTAGCATTAAATGCAAGTTATGCATTAGAAGCACTACGCTTTATGGTATCGTTTGCAACAAGTCTTGCAATGGTTGAAAACAAAATCTTTATTGGCAATGGTAATATTATTAGTCTTATTTTACAAGACGAATTATTACATACTGAGTGGACAGCTTGGTTGATCAATAATGTAGTTAAAGATGATCCTAGATTCGTAAAAGCTAAACAAGAATGCGAACAAGAAGTTTATAATATGTATCTAGAGGTAGTAAATGAAGAAAAAGCATGGGCTGATTATCTATTCAGTAAAGGAGTAGTAATCGGATTAAATGCAGAAATTCTTAAAGATTTTGTCGATTATACAGCATTCAATAGATTGAAAGATATTGGTATTAAGTATCTTGAAAATCATCCAAAAAGTAGTCCTATTCCATGGTTTAATAAACACGTAAACATAAACAAGAAACAAACTGCATTGCAGGAGAATGAATCAACAAACTATGTTATCGGTGTTATGAGTGACGAAATGGATCTAGAGGCTTTACCTGCATTATAATTAAGGAGAAAAAATGAAAGCAGTAGTGTGGAGTAAATATCACTGTCCTTTTTGCGACCAAGCAAAAGCATTATTGGAAGCAAAGGGTATTGAGTACGAAGAAAAGAAAATTGGAGACGGTTTTACTAAAGAAGATTTATTAGAAGCAGTCCCAAATGCAAGAACAGTTCCACAAATCTTTTTAGATGGACAATTGATCGGTGGATTTACAGAATTAAAATCTAAACTTATAGAAAGCAAATAATGAATATTGGTGAAGTATACACATTTAAGTTAAACTCAGGTGAAGAATTAGTAGCTAAAGTCTTGAAAGTAAATGAAAAAGACGTAATAGTATCAAATCCTGTAAGTATAGCCCCAAATCAAAAGGGTATAGGACTTGTTCCTAGTCTATTTACAGTCGATTCTGACACCGAAGTTACGATAAATACTAATAGTGTAAGTATCATAGCACAAACGGAGGAAAGTGTAAAAGCAAAATATATTGAGGCAACAACTGGTATTACAGTACCAGACAAAAAATTAATATTAGGATAATATGCCAAAATTAAGTCGTGTAGGAGATACAAATCAGCCCGGTGGTAAAATAGTAAGAGGAGCCGGAACTGTGTTTGCAAATGGAATAAAAGTAGGACTACATGTTAGTTCTATTACTCCACACGCTCCATGGGGAGATCCGCATCCCCCGCATGCATCAGCAGTCACAACAAATGGTAGTCCAACTGTGTTTGCTGAAGGTTCACCAGTGTTACGTGTAGGATCAGGTAACAGTTGTGGACATAGCATCGTTCAAGGCAGTCCTGATGTATTTGTACCATGAGCTATTCTCCCCTTCAAATAAACACCTTAGGTGCTCTTTTACAACAATCAGGTCTAGAAATTAATGCAGAGGCGTTAGCCTACATGGGTACTAGCACCGCATTAAACAACTATACACCTGGTTCAGTTGTTGGTACAACATGTTTATTCGCACTATCTAATGCAATTCGTTTAGCATATACCATCAGAGGAAATAATCCTACAACTAATGTTAGTCCTATGATTTATGATAATTTAATAAGCATAGGCAGTTCAAACATAGCAGCATTGGGTGATTCTAAACCATCAACGTATGATTTAACTTATGAAAACGAAACTACTAGTTATGGTTGGTTGCGATTACCTGCATTATTAGCATATCAAGAATTTTATGTAAACAACGGTAGTTATGAAGATTTCCTTCATACTTTCAATATATGTGAATCTAAAAAGAATCAGTTAAATTTTACAATTCAATCTCTATATAATAGCGTTAGTTATTTGGATGGAGTGTTTAGTAATATGAACGACTTGATTTCAGCAGATATAACAGGAGTTTCATTAAGTACTTTTTATTGGGGACAAGATTTAATTGCTAGCGGTAGAGCAATTGATTTGTCAAGGATTGATGTATTTGGAAATCCGCAAGCTTTATTACAGAATATATATAAAAATCAAGCATTAACCAAAGCACTTAGTTTAGCTCTTTTAAGTGCAGGTTTCACATCAACAGATATACAACAATTTTGTGCAGGAGTAGAAGCGACCCCCGACCAGCAAAAACTAATTTACGCTAGTTTTACTGTTGTAGTTGGTCAAGATTTAAATGATATTTGTGTGCCCTTAAATTGTCAAACACCAAATTTATCATCACTTGCTGATTTACTTAATCCAAAAAAATTATTTCCAAATAGTTATACATCGTTAACATATCCGTTGTATAATAGTATTCCTTTACCTACTAACAGTAAAACATATTATTTGATTTACACAGGTGGTGAAGTCAATATGAAAAATGATATAACTATTGGTAAACGCTTGTATAATATTATACCTACTGATATAGCATTTGCAGCAGATGCATTTAGTGTTGCTATGATGCAAATAAAAAATATACAGACTACAAGCATAGAGAAATTTAGTCAAGTTGTTAGAAACTTAGAAAACACAAATGGACTTACAGGTGTAAATGGAACAAGCACACCAACAAACAAAACAGCAGCAAATGCAGGAATTGCAGCATTGGCAAAAGGTACAGGACCAGATGGAACATATACATCTTGTAACTTTTTTGGTAGCATGACTAACATATATTACAATTGGAAAGAATTAAAAGATTTAATAAATTTATGTGCTACACCGCAGTTAGCGACAATCTACATAAATATGAACAATTTATTGTCAGGCCCAGGTCCATACAACACTGCATTACAAAATTTAATTGATGATGCTACAGATGAAATAAACAGTATTTACGCAACAAACGCAGCAAACGCTAACAAACTAATAGCATTGTATAATGAATTCGGAACTAAATATAAAGCTGAGGTTCAAGCTAGGGCTTTAGCTTTACCAAATTTAAATCAATTAACCAGTGATAACACAGATGTTATTACTTTTATAGATAATCTAAATGATTATGCGGCTAATACTGAATCTGAGGGTGCTGCGCTGGTACTCAAAGACATAGCCAATCTTGACGTAGAAGGAGGAAATTATTTACTAGCGGCCATGCGTGAGGCGAGAAACGCACAAAGATTGGGACTCGCTGGATTAGGATTAGACAATGACGTTAACGGCACTGATAATTCAAATCTACGATTACCACCCATATCCGGACAGACATTAGCAAATGATCCTATTTCCGGATATGAAAACACAAAAGGTAGTATTGCAAATGTTCCTATCATTACAGGTGCAGCAACTACCCCGGGCAGTCTAGCAGGCTCTCCCGAAACCACGTTAGTACCAGACAATCTCAGTATTTTAGTCCAACCATCGGACGAGTCTGTGCTAACACCAGAAAAAGCAATTGAAACAGTTATATTGTGCAATTGCGATTGCTGGGATCTAATATGATAAGTTATTAATTTAACCGCTGTCATTGTGCCAACTAACAACTAGAGGGTAGTGAACCTCTGGAAGAAAGGAGAACAATTATGCACACAATAGTAAAATTAGGAAAATGGTTATTCATTATTCCCGTTGTAGCAGCAAGCGTGTTTTTATCTACTAATAACACAAAACAACCATTAAAAGCAGAAGTTGAACATATTCAAAAAGTTCAACATAAGATAGCTAAAAAGCTAGATCCAACTCAGATACGTTGTTTAGCAACAAACATATTTTATGAGGCAAAAATGGAACCTATACAGGGCCAGGCTGCTGTTGCTAGAGTCGTAATCAATAGAGTTAAACATGGATTTGGTCCTAACCCTTGCAAGGTAATTTATCAAGTAAATTACTTCCCCAAAGAACGGGACGGAGAAATAGCAAAGGTTAAGGTATGCCAATTTAGTTGGGTTTGCGAAGGACTTAAAAAACCTAATGAAAGTGATCCAAGATTTCGTAAAGCTATGAATATAGCTTATGAAGTTTTAGCTCATGATGCATATAAAGACGTAGTGCCTAAAAATACACTATTCTTTCATGCAACCCATGTACAACCCGACTGGAATTACAAAAAAGTTAAGATAATTGGTAATCATATATTTTACAGCAAATAGTAGAATATATTATAATACATAAATCATAAATAAGCATGACTAGGAGAACTATCATGCTTGAAACATTATTTTGGCTTTTTGTAGGTGCTTTTATAGGCTGGAATTTCCCACAGCCTCAATTTGCAAAAGATATTCAGGCAAAAGTCCTGAATATCTTTAGGAAACAATAATATGGCTTATTCTTTACAGGTATTGGATCATTATGAAAATCCCAGAAACGTGGGCAGTTTTGATCCTAGCGATCAGTCCGTTGGTACTGGTCTTGTTGGTGCACCTGCTTGCGGTGACGTTTTGAAACTTCAAATAAAGGTAGAAAATGAAATTATCACAGATGCAAAATTTAAGACCTATGGGTGTGGCTCGGCGATTGCTAGTTCGTCGCTTGTCACGGAGTGGCTTAAGGGCAAGACAATTCAGGAAGCAAATGAAATTAAGAACACGCAAATTGCAGAGGAATTGGCTTTACCGCCAGTCAAAATACACTGCTCAATATTGGCGGAGGATGCTATCAAATCGGCTATAAACGATTATAAAAATAAAAGGAATCTTTCTTAATGTGGTTATTAGTAATTATACTATTAAGTCATGACGCACCGTATAAATCTAGAGGCACAATATCTATACCATACACAACCCAAGCACAGTGTTTAGAAGAAATGAATAGAATTGTACCAAAGATGGACTTTAGTAAAACAAGAATTACATCAAGTTGCACATTCAGAGGATATTTGGCAAATTAATATGATTACACTTACAGAACTGGCAGCAAGAAAAGTAAAACAACAAATTGAAAGAAGAGGTAAGGGTCAGGGAATTACCATTGGTGTTCGTACTACAGGTTGTTCCGGACTGGCATATAAATTAGAATACGTCGATAACCCACCTGCTACAGAGGATTGGTTCAAATACGACAGCAATGGTGTTTCAGTTTGGGTAAACGGAAAAGATTTGCCCTATATAGACGGTATGACAATGGACTGGAAACGTGAAGGTCTTAACGAAGGATTCGATTTTATAAACAGCAAAGAAAAGGATCGTTGCGGTTGCGGAGAAAGTTTTAGAGTATAGTTAACTAGCATACATAGTAAACTATGAGCAAAATAACTTTAGAAACCCCTGAAATAGAAATTAATAGTCAATTAACTGACATTGAAAACGCTAATAATCTCACTACAGACGAAGATTATAATTTAGATACACATCTAGATAAAATTAAAGACCATATAGGTTTCACACAAACAAAAGTTGGTGAAATGCTAGTATATCGTTTAGACAGTATAGTTAGTCATTGTTTAGCATTATATGGCGAATACACTGATGCTGAAGCTGTCATAATGTCTCATTACCTCACACCTGAATCAATCTATATTGACATTGGAACTAATATAGGTTACCATGCACTAGCAGTTAACAAATATGCAGGTTGTGCAGTACAAGGATTTGAACCACATCCTACTCACTTTGCAATGGCGGCATATAATTGCAGAGACAAACCCATAAGAATTTATAACACTGCTTTAAGTAATTTTAATGGGTCAATTAAGATGACTAAGTTTGATGTAACAACCCAAGGTAATTATGGTGAAGCATGCCTTGATGAAGAAAACGGAATAGATGTTCCTGTAATCACATTAGATGACGTTATTAATGATTTTCCTAGAGTAGATGTAATGAAAGTCGATGTAGAAGGTTTTGAATGTGAAGTGCTTGAAGGTGGTCGAAATACTATTGAAAAATTTAGACCAGTAATATTATTTGAAGCAAACGTAATAGAATTTTGGGAACCATGTTGTGAATTCTTAGAAAATTATCAGTATAAGTTTTATTGGGTTACATGCAAGTCAAAACCAATCGGTCCTACATTCAAAGAATCTGATGAAAATCCATTTGGTGACTACGGAGTTAGTAATATTTTAGCTGTACCTATCGAAAAGCCACAACCTGATGATTTAGTTCCTGTGCAACGAGGACAAAATTTTAATGATTTACTTAATAAGATTAAAAAATATAAATTTATATTCTAATGAACTTTATTGGTAATTACAATAATCAATTTAATATAGAATTGATGCCATTAATTTATAATGTAAGATTTACCGTCGTATCATGCATCGACGGTAATTTTACATACGACTCAAAAGATGACTTTGTTGTACAGTTATTACCTGTAATGGATGATATAAATTATTATAAGGCGGTTGACAAAGCATATTCTAAGATGATTACTAATGGATTATATGATACATTTCAAAGATGTACATCAATTATAATTTCACAACCTGATTATGTGAAATCAACTGTTGTGGCTGATATTATTAATAATTTAGACACTGATGCATTAGTTGACACTATATGGGTATATCCAGACCCAGTTAAAATAGTATGCAGGAATAATGAAATTGAAAAGTTGCCCTACCAAATGAAATTTACACCATAGTCATTGAATTTTTGTTTTATCAAAACATATCTTTTATCATTTAATAATTCTATAAACAAATTTTTATCTTTCCATGTAATTTCAAATTGGTTGTTATCTAGTGGTATAATATCAGTGACATGATTAGGGACGTAATCATTTAATAATTTAAATAATATATCTTTATCTTCCCAAGAGTGATCAAGGTGTAATTTTTCAACTATACTGTTGTCTTGAATT